AAACAGTCATCAACTCCAGACCTGGTGCAAACATATAATTGCGTGTCAGGCTTGCTGTCTGAACTATTCCTGCCAGAAAACTGCCAATTACATCCCCGGCCGAATCTTGCATCTCGACAACAACCTGTCGGTTCCCTACTGTCGCGGTTGTAGATAACTCTACCCAGATAGACAGGATTTCCCATTCGGTTGATGCTGGCACCGTGAAAGTTTTATCGCTGTCGTTAGCCGCTTCATCCGCTTGAAGTGCAACCCGCCAGGATTCGGATATTGGTATTGATTGGCTGGCACCTTCAATTTTCACTGCCAGTGCATAATAATTTCCGCTTATTTTCCGTAGAACAGTCTGATCGTAACCCATTTGGTGCTCCTTTCTCTCAATCCACTTTCTTTATATTTTTCTCAGACAATACTTCCATTATCTTGCTCTCCGCTGTAGTTTGAATGTGGCACGCACACGATTCTCATCGCCCCTGTGGCATTTCACGAAACGCCCTGGCTCAAATTCGACCTGGACCAGTGGCAGTAATGGGACCATAGGAACTCCCCGCCTCCCATGCACGATGATCATACTTCCCCTATGCTTGCGCGCCGCCCTGGAGGCAAACCGGTGATACAACATATATGCTCCTTGCGGTCCCCGGCAGTTCCAGGTATACGGCACGTTCAGGAAGAGAGCCTCTGAACGCAGCAATGCCCGCAATAGTGCAATCTGCTCATCCCAACCTTTATATTTCAGCCATTCCTCGCTCCACAGCTCGAACAGACGTTTTGTGGCTTCGTTCGTCCTCCAGAACATCATTCCGGAGTTGTGATACAGGATATGCGGCGTTTTTAGCCAGGTTGCAGTTTTGGAGGCCTCCGTGCGATTATCCTGGAAGGTAGCCGCCAGGCTGCGTGTCTCGGCTTCGGCGATCACGAAATCCCACCTCTCGAGAAGATCGAAGCCGATCATCGGCGATATTTTGAATTCAGTCTCTGCATCCACGTATAATGTTTGCTCGAAGGGGCTGATCCCTGCTAGCAATGGCTTGATCCGCCCGGCCTTGAATCCGAATAATGTCGAGCTGGTGAACGGGTCTACCTTACACTCGTGCATTTTCACACGTGTATTACCAGCAAAATGCGTCACCGTCTGTGCGTCTCCGACGACCATCACCGGCATGCCTGGCTCGTGCTTCCACAATGACCGCATGGAAGCTTCGGCTTCTCGAATTGCCGGGTCGCCCCAGCATATATAGATTACGCCCCGGTTGATTGGCTTCGCTCTCGGCTTTGGTTCGGAAAGAAGCCATAATCCGCGTGGGTCCTTGGCTTTTTTGGGTGGGCTGAGTACGGTGATAGAACCATAATAATCACGCGCCGGCGCGTAGCGTTCCCGGCCGGCATCGTGTAGGATCGCCGCCCCTCCCGGGTTGAGCAGATCACGCGCCACGTCCAGGCACCGCACCCGCTTGCGTCCATCCACGATGATCAGGTCGAACGTGCCCACATCCTCTGCCTTCAGCTCGTGATAAGCCGGGTAATCCAGCTGCAGCAAGGTCACATTGGCAGGTGTCTTTCCTTTCAACGCCTGGGCATAATCCGGATTGTGCTCGATCGAAAACCACTCGATATCCGGGAACAGCTTGGGCCAGTATATGGTCGAACCACCCGAGCCCCATTCCAGCACCCGGGTTGGCTTGCGTTCTTCCAGGATGGCCCGCAAAGCCTCTATTTCCGGCTTATCCATCATCGGATAAGGTTTTAGCTCGATGTTAGCCATTAGGCGCTCTCCCTATCCGGTCTTCATGCTCACCGGACAGTTTTCTCCGGAATGCGATCGTGAAATCTCGTTGGCCAATATATTCCCAGATCGGTCCTTGCTCATCCCTATAGGCACACCACCAGTTAGTTACCGCCTGGCATACGCCGGTGATCGAAGGGAAGAACATGTCATGTAATGCCACAATGCCTCCCACTTTGACCCGCGGGGTCCATTTGATCAGGTCCATCGTCACCATTTCCAGACTGTGATTAGCATCGATGAAGAGCATCGCCACATCCTGGTCTGGCGGATAAACATTCGAGGCTTCATCGGTGGTCATGGCTAGCAAAGTTGGAGGAATCAATCCGATCTTTATTAAATATTTCTTCCACCGTTCGGGCGTGGCAGCCTTTCGGTCATTCGGCATGGGTGTGAATGCATCCACGGTCGTCATTTGTGCATGCCAGATGGATGCCGCTTGCAGCATGATCGATGTGGTCCTTCCCATCCAGCAGCCCAGCTCGACCAGCTTCCCCTTCCGCCTGGCCAGCTTATACAAAAATGCCGCCTCCTGCCTACGGTAAAGACCTGGAATACTGAAGGATTTATCCAGTGCTTTCTTGATCTCTTCAGCCGGTACTCTCATTGCGGCGCTCCATCCCGGCGTGCCTGCCTGTGTTTGTGAAAGACGAATGCAGCTCCCGATCTATGATGCGTGTTCCAGGGCGCTCTCATCGGTGCAATCCGCACCGGGTACCGGTGGATCGCCCTCAGGAGTGCCATTTGATCGTGCATCTTCCAGCGGCACCATTCTTCATACCAGGCTGCCATCATCGCTTCCACATGTTCATTTCGGCGAAAGAAGATCACCCCGCTGTTATAGTACATGTGATGCCCGGTGCCCAATATCTTCTTTGTATACGCCACTTCATCCTGTTTCAGGTATGGCCATTTGTTTTCGATGAATATGCGGTTCACGTCCTGAGCCAGCACCAGGTCAATGTAGTCCAGTAGATTGAAACCCGCCACGGGTGAGCTCAATACCTCTGTGTCGGCATCCAGGAATAGTGTTTTCTTAAATGGTGACAGCCGGTACATCTGTGTCTTCTGTGTGCGTGCTCCCCGATCTTCCTCGGGATGCAGGATTACGTGATCAGCCTCTTTGACTACACTATCACTCACCACCGCAATAGGTAACCCATGCATCTGGCGTCTTAATGTCCGCATGCTATTCTGTGACTGCTCGCGTGCCTTCACGCCATAAGCCACGTATAGCACTCCTTTTTCTGCAATGATCGCCTGCTGTTCTATGATCACACCACCACTCCTGATGTGAGGGGCGGTAATCCGCCCCTCATCTTATTCATAGGATTGGTTTAGCTTCCGCCTGATAGGTCGACCTCCACGAAGGCTGACGGCCTGATCACGCCCATCGCCGCCCTCAGTTCAGCCAGGATGGCGATCATGTTACGGATAAAGAAATCTGCATGGCTGTCGCTCACACTGATGTTGGCCTGCTCGCGGTCCCACAACACCATCTTGCGCCAGTTGCCCAGCCAGGCTGTTCCCTGCGGCAGGAAGAAGTTCTGCACCACCGGAACGCCCCACAAGGTACGTGGACCGGGTGTTTGCGGTCCACCCCAGTAGTAGCGTCCCTGCAGGTCCTGCAATAGGTCAATGCTTTCCCAGTCGGTCGGGTGCAGTAGCCAGGCAGTCGGCACTTGCTTGCCATTGAGCAACAGGTTGGTGATCGCCCTGCGTGCCGTGGTGATGATATCGGTATCGAAGGCCTGCACCAGCACGTTGGCCGTATTGGCCAGCCCGGTGAAATTCTCGCCGATACCATTCCCATTGAGCAGCTGGTTTTCCAGCTCCTCGCCCAGGTCTTCCCGCAATTCCTGGTCGATCAGGCCACGCAGCTGTCCCACATCCGAGATCGCCCGCTTGGTGGCCGGGATCCAGGCCGCGATGGTCTTGACCGGCTCCTGTACGCGCTCGAAGGCAACTGCTCCTTCCGGTTTTTCTCCGGTTACTTCACCCGGGTAGCCACTTGGAGTGGTCACATTAGATTCAGCCACCGGTGCAGCCTGGGTGATCTGCGTAGTCTGGCGCACGAACTCCACACTGTCAGTGGTCGTGGTTCGTACGCTGATCAAGTCCCGCAGTGTAAGCGGGTAGCGCCCGAGTGGCTCATAGATCCCGGTATCCTCCGGCGCAATGAATGCACCTGCGCTGGTAGCGCTGGCTCCGGTGATCAGGTCCTTGCGGAAGAGACCAAAACGCTTGAATTCCAATGGCGGTGAAGAGATTCCCTTGCGGCTATCGGCAATATGGCCTCCCGGTGCCACTTGCTTCATCCAGTCCTGCCAGCCTTTCGATTTGACGAACGCCTCACCCAGGGTGTTATACTCCGGGTCGGCCAGGAACTGTTCACCTTTGATCCGGCCATTCCCATTGCCGTGGTTTGATCCATCGCTTTCATGGATCTCGATGCCTTCACCCAGGTCGAGGATGCTCTTGCGCATTGCATCATCGTCCTGGATGGTCTTGATCTCGACCTTGATCTTCTCGGCGTCTTTCATTAGCCCGCCTACTTTCTGGCGCTCTTCGGGCGTGAAGTCACGCTTTTCCTTATCGACCAGGTCGCAGATGTCGCGTGCATCGGTTAAAAATTTTTTCAAGCTTTCCTGTAGTTCTTTTAAGGTCTTCATGGCATTACTCCTATTCGAAAATTTTGATTATGGTTAGGTCATGCCGACTTTCCCGCTCGACTTACCTGCACCTGCCGTATTTTTCGGCGGGTCTCCGGCCTTGTCTTCGGTAGCTTCCGCATGTTAATCCTCTAACTCAAGAATGCTGATTTGAGTTCTGATCACGTCAACCTTCCCGCTCGACTTACCATTTCCGGTCTCGTCTTCGAGATTGTTTCCGCTAAGAGATAATGGATCGATCGATTTGAGCTCAGGCGGCTCGACGTCTGCATCCCGCAGATGTTTGGCTAAATGATTCCACACGCCCTGGCGATCTGCATCGGGGATCGTCGTTCCTCCCCTCCCGCCATTGAGCACACCGATCCCGGTCTGGCAGGCGCGTATATTGGCTGCGCCCGGGTTGCCATCCCCATCGATCATGTGGTGGATGAAACGCCAGGATGATTTGACCTCTGCATCCCCCTCCACATCCTGCCAGGCATAGATACGACGATAATAGGCCGCGTTCTCCCCGCTCCGCACGCGTGCCTCATTGGTAGGGCCACTCCAGGCCGCATCGGTGGTTTCCGTCGAATGGGAGGCTACCGCCCGCTTGGATGCCTTGATCGAGGTCGTGCGTGTATCGATACCCGCACCCCGTGTCACCGGCGCCACTCCCCACACGTCTAGTTTTTCCAGATAGCGCACATCCTGATCTTCGACGTTCCCCAGGCTGCTCTCCTCGATCTCGAATGTATATGACCATTCCTGCAGCGGTCCTAAATTCTTCACCACCTGGTAATGATCCCGTCCGGATTCCGTATCCAGGAAGAATTGTCCTTCGATGATTGCCTTGTTATCCTTCTCATGGATCACGCCCTTGCCCACCGGCAGCTGACCATAGTTATGGTTCCACGGTTCGATCAGTGTCTCCTGTCCATCCTGGAAGGCTCCGGGTTTGGTGATATCGCCATCGTGGTCGATGACTTCTAGCGTGGCAAACTCGGCGGTAAACTCGCCCTCTTTGCCACCCTGTTTTAAAATAATGGGTGCGTTAAATATTTTTTGTTTCATCTCTAATCTCCTAAAAATTCCACCGAACATAAACATCCTGCGGTTTCATCTGCGCTGCCGCGTGAGTCACCCGGCCAGCGTAGGCCATTGCTGAAGTTTTCTCTGATCCCCACCGTCTCACCATTTATCGCCGCATGCGTTGGGCGTGGGTTATTGCTATTCACCCGCCAGCGTTTCTCCCTGAGACCTTTTTCATTGGCCACTTCGTGTGCTCCAAAGTTGCTGGCATTCGTCACCGCACTGATCGCCTCTCGGGAAGCCCACACGGTGATCGCCGTATTGAATACCCCTTTAACTGCCTCCAGTGGTTCCGGACCCAGCAGCGCCGTTGATAGTGCCTCCCGCGTCTGTTTATTGAAGTTTTCAGCCTGGATCCGTGAATGTTCTGCCAGCCAGGGCAGCATGCCGGCTTCGAAAGCCTCCCAATCTTCGATCTGAGTGCCCATCAGCTCGAGCATGCGCTTCGCCCACTCTATAGTGGTCAAGTTATTCAAGCGTAACAGGTCCACGGATAGTTCCGAATTCCAGCGCTCATCATCCCACCAGATCCCATTCCCCAGGTCAGATTTACCGTCATTTGTACCGATGGCTGCCGGCACACGACTGACAATCGCTGCTTCCTGGCGCCGGTAATATCGGGATAGGATCTCGATCCACTTCCGCTCGTGTCTCTCGCGCAGTTCTGGGGAGACCGAATCGAATCCCTTTGCTGCGAGCATCTTCGGTGGTGGGGCGCTGTCCCTGGGTGAGGCCTGTCCACCCACGATGACGTTGAGTGGTGTCGCCAACCGGCCTGCATCCCCTCCCATTCTAGGTAGGTTCATGCGTGCGCGCCCCTCATCGGGTGTCATCCACGGTCTGCCGATCGCAGATTGAAGGGTTTTGATCTGCTCTTCGAAATCGCCCTTCAGCTTCTCCTGCAGGTTGAACTCGACGTATATGTTGTCACTGTCCTCGAATTCGGGCACCAGCTGCAGGTCGATGTCCTGCTCGATCATCGTCAGCCACGGACCGATACAATCCTGGTAAAGGTTCTGGTGCTGCTCACGGATGTTGGTCAGCGTGGCATTGTCCAGGATACCGACCATCGGCAGCGGGATGTGATAGGCTCGGGCACACTCTACACGCGTGAGCTTGCGCCCTTCGATATACTCGCTCTCCTGTGCATTGAATGATGTATCCTGCCACTCCATGCCCTCTTCGAGCACGACGATCTTGCCGGAATTATCCGATCCGCTATGTGCCTCCTGAAAATCAGCGATGAAACGCTCACGCGCTGTATCGCTCCATTCCGGTGCCTCCCTGGGTCGTGTGACTACGCCTTCCTTGCGAGCTGCATTCTGCCAGAAATTCTCCCGGTACAGGCCGGCCTCGTGCTCTTCAGCCAATATTCTCCGCAGTGTTTCCATTGGGGATAATCCACTGATCGGGTTCTCCGGGTTATAACCGTGGAAGTGGACCACATCGTTGGGCTGTAATTCTTGATAAAGCCCTCCCACGGTCAGCTCATATAGTCTTGGTATCAATCCACCTCTTGGAGTGATATAAATAGGAGGTATGCGCAATAGACCTGATGGAATGCCATCCTGGCGGATCTTCAGCCAGTAAGCATTGAAATAGATACCCAGGTCAGACATCAGCGCTTCGATCAAGCGGTAAGTTGTGACCTTCATTACTGGCGGAAGTGGCTGTCCCAACAGCTTTGCCGACCCGTGATCGGTCAAGCGCTCCCGATCGGTGTCCGATACCCTCCGGAACACGTGCAGCCCGAGCTGTGCCACGTTGCGTGCCAGGAAATCGATGCATGTCCTGAGATTAGGTTGCATCCGGTAAAGCGCTGCATAGTCGTAATTGAAATTATCGTACATGCTCAGGCTGGTACGTGTAACGAGCGGCGACCAGTCAGGATATAGTGACTGTAGCGTTCCTAAAGTTTGGATCGTAGCCATCAGCTCACCACCTGCATGAAATCGATATCCACTAGTTTCACGATCACCTCGCCATCCACCGCTTTCCTGGCAGTATTATCTCGGTCCTGGAGCATCTCCACATTCCGCAGCACTACAAACTGCCCGGCGCATTTCATCACCACCGCCCGGAACGACGTCCCGCTGCGCAGGTTGACGATCACCATCTTGAGCTCTGGATAAGGTCGAAAGCGATCAAAGATATTCATGCCACCACCAGCCCTCTGCTCTCGTATACACTGGTATGTTTTATGCCTACACCTGCCGTGAGCGCATCACCGCGTGCCTCCCAGCTGAGGATCGCCGCCATTGCTGCATCGATCTTGAGTGGGCTATCCGGTCGCTCCTTATAAATTGTCCACAGCGGACGACCATCTTCGTCTCTCATCTTCAATATTCTGCGCACAGCATTGCCGATGTGACGTGCCAGGTGTGGGTTGCCATCATGCAGCAGCTCACCCGATGTGATCGCCGTATTGAATGATTTGATTGCATAGGCCATCTGCTTCTGGCGGTTGGTCCACCACTCGATCACGCGCTTCTCGCCATATTTGCCCGCCCATTCCGCTACGATCGATTCCCAATAAGGTGGGTCACAGTACATGCGCCAGATCTCCCAGCGCTCGAAGGCCTCTGCCACTACACCCTTCACATCCTCCGCCGGCACTTCCCAATTTTCGATGTCGAGCATCTCGGGTTTTTCCCACAATCCCAGCAAGCATTGAAATCCGGTCTGCACTTCTGTGCCCACCAGGGAGGTCGCATCATGCCAGCGGCCTCCATCGAAACCAAGTGTCATCAATGCCCCATCTGGAGGTAGATAATCCGGGTCGGCCAGCTCGTTCCAGCGCTGTATATCGAAGGCACGTTCGCTCGCTCGCACCAATCGGTTCAGCCACACGCGCTCGAGGTATGCCTTGTCGGCTGTGGGGTCTCTCCACTGCTCGACGATATTATCGATGTCGGACCATTCAGCCACCGGCCCACTGGCTTCGAGCACGGCTGCTCTTACCCCCTCCGGAGTAGTGAGATCATGGCTGTCAGACGCCTCCCTATGAAAGAAGAATAACCTGCTGTCCTTTATCGCCCCACCGGCCACCTGGCGGGCGTATTCCATCGTATCCTCTGCCACCGATCCTTCACCTGGCGCAGGCGCTGTGGTGATCTCCAACGACCAGGCATCGGCCAGGTATCGCTTGGGTATATTGGCCAGCATCGTGCGGTGTGCCGATTTCAAGCGTGGCAGGTTGAGTCGGTGGGTCTCATCGAATACCTGCATCGTCGTCCGTTCACCATCTCTGGCATCCGGGGCTGTGGCCAGGCTGACTGCCTTGCCATCGCCTCCAATGCGTAGGATGCGTGTCAATCCAATGTCGAAATCCTCCGCAACCTGGCTGTATATCAGGATAATTCGAAGAGCGCCATAAGCCAGCTCGTCCGATTGTTCTTCGGTATAAGCCACGAGTGGAATATAAGCATCCGTTACTCCCAAACCAACCGGGTTGCCCTTGGCATCGAACCCATCACAACGTACCGGTCCATCCGGGTGCAGCTCAACGGCTGCGATCAATGCTGCCAGCTCAGTCTTGGCGCTCCCCTTGCGCAAGCTGATGGCACAACGTTTGAATCGTCTTCGCCCCGCCCAGGCATGACCCTTTGGATAGACTTCATACATACGATAAATAAGTGCCCGCTTTTCCTGATCCAGCTCGACCGGTAGTCCACGCAGATCTCCTGGACCATGCACCAGGTAGCTCTCGATGAAATCGCACACCTGCGGCCCCAGGGTCGGATATTTCTTATCATCTTGCGGGATCATCAGCACGCTCATTTACTCAATACCTCACGTGGATCATCCCCATCGATAATCAGCGCACGGCGGCTGCGCTTCTGCTCATGTCTATCCCTCGCCTCCTCTGTCTGTGCCACGGACCATTCGAGTCTGCGCCTGCTAAGCGGTGTAAGGCCAAATTCACGCTCCAGCAGACTGATCTCCTTGGCAGTATCCAGCTTGCCAGTCTTCCAAAATGCATCCACAAGCACTACCAACCTGTATAGTGCAGGGAGATCTCCACGCATGTACTCGAAATGCATCGGGGAGGTCCATATGGCATGCCACCAGAGGCGTGCCATCTTATGCCATCCCTCGCCATTTGGATGACGTGGCAGGTACGGCATCCTCTCTATAGGCGCCAATTCCGCCGGTAACATGGATCTCGTGATCGATTTGTTCCTGCGTTGCCTGATGGAAGGGTTTTTTGGTAGTGGTCCTGGCATATTATTTCACCATTTCAATCGATTTGCCAAACCCGTACATACATTTTCCTTACTGCCCGCACGGTCAGGAATTGAAATGGAACGAGCATTTTAAACCCCCTTACCCCTAGGATTGCCAAAACCGCCACCGACCTTAGCCGTATGATGGCTGTGATGCCGCTTACAAAAAGACCGTAGATTATTCCAATCGTCTGTTCCACCATCCTGGATAGGGATCACGTGGTCAACTTCATTCGCTTTTTGCCCACATTCAACACACCAGGGGTGGGCTTTCAAATATACAGCTCTTATCTGTTGCCACTCAGCATCATAGCCACGCTGGGAAGAAGAAGGTCTATTATTATCGACTGCCTGTTGCCTCTCACGCAGATGCTGGGGACAGTAGCGATCTTTGCCGTGTACCAACTCGGGGCAACCTATAATTGGGCAAACACGTGCAGCTCTTGGCATATCTCACCTTGGTCCTGGACCTAGATAACTTATTGACCTGGCCCATGCATCGATCGCATGCGCCCAATCCTGTGGAGGCAATGGAGGCTGTGGAGGATCTGGAGGGGCTTGATTGCCATAATCAAAGGCAGCAATCTCATTCCAGAATCCAGGATATAAAATCTTCGCATCGTACCATTCCCACAGGTTAGCAGCAGGAAGATCATAGATCGTCTTGGCTGCTTTTAGAAAGGCAGTGACCTCACCAACTCCTGGCTGCCAACCGAATTCACGGTAAGCAGCTCCAGTAGGATAGATTGGGATATTCGGGTAGGGTAAGTTTTTATATTCCCTCAGGCATCTACCAAGCTGTTCTGTTGGATTGTGAGATCCTTGCCAATAAACCTGGGGCATATAAAAGTCCATATATTGCCCGAATTCAGCCCAGGGTAACTCTCTATGTAAGGTAGGCCAGCGGTAGGAACCCAAACCTAATTTGACCTGGGGAACCAAGTTCCTCAGCCGACTGCAATACCTGACAGCTTTAGGTCCCATCCCTGGAGCTTTATATTCCTTCTCAGCATCGATATCAAAAATCTCAATGCCCCCTTCTTCAATCCGCTGAGCCGCTATGTCAGCCTCAGCCTCTGGAAGCACACCGTAAATGTATTGCCAGCCGATAACCGTAATTCCTAAAGCTTTGAGCTCATGGATGAGCTCCATGACCCAATCACGTCCAGTAAACTTCTCGCCCCAATTCAAACCATAATATATATATGGACCATCAGCAATCTTGACCAGCATGTGGCTGAGACCACCAGCCTTAGCTGCCTGAGCAATAACCTGGGGCTCCCCACAGCGCTTGATCTGCCAGATATACATACCTTTGCCAATTAGGTTCATTTGAATACCACCAATGCTTGCCCTGTAACCAATAGGATGATCACCGCGATCATCACTGCAGTGAATACGCCTAAAAACCATTTTGAGATAGTCTTCATCATATCCACGCTATCCTTCAATTCTTCGACCGATTTAGCCTGCGTATTGATTAATGCCGTCAAATCTTTGATATCCTTCTCATGCTGCTTTGTTGTATATTCCAAGATTTCGATACGTTTCTCGATCACAGGGGTTGTTTTATCTCCTGCCCTTTCTAAGCAACGAATGCGCTCCTCGTATGCGACGAGCAGATCTTTGATATCATCGATCCGTCTACCAACCCCCTCTATCTCAGTTTTAAGCGCCGCGTTGCTTACCCCACGGCTTTCTCCGCCTGACATGATCGCCTCCTTATTGAGGCGGCTCTTTTATCCCCCCAGCACTCAGCACTCCAATCTTTTGGAAGTGTCCATACAATGATCCTATGATCGCCAGGAACACCGTCGCGTAAACTCCAT